CTTCAAGACACGCTCTGCGAAGTCGTCCATCTGCATGGTCAATTCAGCGGATGTGAAGTTGATACCGATGTGCTTTTGGCTGGAGACAGTCAAAGTGGTGAACTGTTCGTTGTCGTCCTGAACTTGCAGGGCGGCACCGTCAGTGACCAAAGCGCGGTCGGGCAAACGGATACGCAGTGTAGAACCGATCTTGGCACCTGAGACAGCGAAGCTGTCGTCGTACTGACGGTTCACGTTGCGGGTGATCACAAGGTTGTTTTCCAAGATTTCCAAACTTTTTCTTGTGATCATGTCGATCGTCAGAATACTGTTAGACATTTTAATTTCCTTTAAATGATGATGAAATTAGCGGTTGCGGGTTGCCCGTGCTTTGTCGATTTGTCTTTGGCGCTCGGCAGCAATCCAGTCCGATACATTCAAAGTCTTGGTAGACCGAGGATCGGTGGTGTCAGTGACACCGGGATTGCTTGCTCGTGCGGTTACCGGACGAATCGGGTCTGGCGCAGACGAGGTTTTCTTTTGGAAAGGCTCGGCAGTTAATTTAGCTTCGACTTTTCCAATCTCACGCGCTTGCAACAGTGGCGACAAGCGAGATATGCGATCAGCTTCCTTGGGGTTACTACCTAGCCAGTAGGCCAGATCAGGTCCAAGGTCAGACGCTTTGATGGTTTCGGCCATCGCATCGGTGACTCGAAGATTCGGGTTATACGCAACTTGGTCAAAGTCATCGTATTTAGACCGGGCTTCTTCCTCACGCTCTGCAAAGGTTTCTTCAATCTCAGCGCGTTGTTTCTGAATTTCCCGATGTTGGACCAGTTTTTCAGCCTCATCACGGATAAAATTACCGTAGGCTTGAGGGCTGTCAAATTGATCTGCTGTCGGAATATCCGTTGGCATTGCTGGCACGGGTGCCTGCTTTGCCTGCTGCTCACGTTCCCATTTGCGCTGTTCTCTTGCGAGGCGCTTGCCAATCATCGCGTCGATTTCAGCCTGGGAATACTTCTTTTCTTCCTGGGTGCTACCGTCTTGATTCTCAGCTACTACCGGCGCATTTTGTGCATTGTCCGTGGTGGCCGTCACCTCGGGTGCTTGCGCGGAGTCAACTTCCGCTAAGGCTTGGACTTCATCAGTCATTTTTAACTCGTGTGAGTTCCCGGTGAACCTCACCGGTAAGGTTGTGTCACTATTATGCGACAGATTCTTTAGTTTGTGCAGCTTTGTATGAGGCCACAACGTCAGCAGTGTGCGTTGCGGCACAAATGGCCTTCACACGGGCGTCTTCGGCGCTGTAATCATCGCCGGGGGCAACAACGTGGCGGTGGAACTTGCTGCTGATTTCAACGCCATCTTCTTTGATAGCGGTCTTGGTGCGAACTTGAATGCAACCGTTTTCAATGACTTCAATCAAATCGACAGAGGTGACTTTTTCCAACATGATATTTCCTTGTTTCCAACCTAACAGTCCAGTTAGGCATTAAGGCTGGTGGGCCGCACCAGTACGGTTTATGCGCTAATTGCGCCAAATGTTTTCCAAGTGCCGGGTGTTCCAGCGGTCACGCAAACAAACCCAATCGTTCCACCAGCAGTTGGCGCTGAGTTATAAAAGATGTCGCCAACTCGGTATGTGCCAGTTGTAGGTGCGGCTGCTTGGAACAACTCAATGGTGTTAAACAATGCTTGAGTCTGAGACACAGTGCCAGCACCAGATGATGAAGAACCACCACCAAGAGTGATAACACCAGTTACATAGTCAACAAAGCGAACAAATGTAAACCCGCCTGTGCTTGATGTAATTCGATCACCGCCATTGAATGCCCTAGCGTCTGCAAGTGTGGTGCAAGTAAACGTAAATGCGCTGAATGTTCCTGCTATAGCAGTGGATGGATTTGTTTTAAATCTTCCTGTTGCAGCAGTAATTTGAGTTTGACCCGCAAGCGTCTTTCCCTTTGGATACCAGTTGGTTGTGTCTGCGACTGTTGGGGCGAGTTGAACACCATTATTCAAGTAATCGTTTTCAATGGTCACACCACCAAACAACAGATTTGCAACAGATGTGTCTGTAAAACCAGTATGAACTTCTGGGCCAAGGAATGAAGAAGTTGTGACTCCAGTTTCATAGTTAACGGGTGAAACGTCAATTTGAACCGCATATAAGGCACAGATTGGCTGCGTGCCAATTGAACCATAGAAGTTAGGGCCAACAGTCAATTCTTGGATTGCGCTGTTGCAGTAAATTGGGAATGAGACATTGGCAAAGTAGCATCCACGAATGTCAACAACACGCATCCAATTGTTGCCAGCACCACCAAGTTCAATGGCTTTACCGCTTGTTGGGCCTTCCCAATAACAGCCGTAAATGTTTAAGCCGTAAATTCTGTCAAATGTCGATGTTGCAGCATCAAAGGCAGCGCCAATGATTGTGCAAGTTGTCCCCATAAGTTCAGATGGTGGAACAGTTGTCGCAAAACGTGGATCACCAATGCGGCACGAGTATTGAACTGCGGAATCGTAGCTACCACCAAAAATCTTGAGATCGTTAATTTCGCTATTTATAGCGGGTGCGTATGCTGATAAGTTCGTATTGCAAGCATTCGCATTACAGTTCATCAATGCAACCGAATATGACCACACTTGAATGCCATAGTCAAAAGCAGTGGTCTTGCATCGATCAAGAACAATTTGCGGAGTATTAACTCTAATGCCAACTGAATTAGCTGTTCTTGCGCTTTTGCAACGAACCTCAAGACCAGTAATTTTTGTGTTTGGCTGGTAGCCCAGTCCTTCAATGTTGACCACAAGACCGGCATAGCCTGTGTCAGCCAGTAAGTAGCCGTCACACTCGCCACTGGCTTTAGGCTCAAGAGTGTCGTCTACAAGATAGCCGCCCGAAGTGTAAGGGATGTACCAAGGTTTGTTGGTTGCAAACATGGCTTGTAAGGCCGCAGTATCGTTTGCGACCCCATCACCCACAGCGCCAAAATCTTGTGGCGTTACTGGCGCACCAGTAATCATTGAATAGGATACTTTTGTCAAAGACATTTTTGTTCCTTATGCTGCAAAATAAGAGAACGACAAAAACAAATTTTCACCAGTTAAGACAGTTGATGCGTTTTTATTTACATAAATAGACGCGACACCTTCTTCCCAATTAGCAGAAACGGCTGTGTTTTGGTAATTCAACATAAAACCACCACGGCCAGCCAATTCAGTAAGATCAGCAGGTGTAAATGGAAGGTTTAACGTGAAAAACGCCCCAACTGGCAATGACGGGTTAAAGGTTTGAATTTGCCCAGTAACAGTCACCAAGCGACCAACCTTGGTATACGCAAGCTCATCGAAGCTGCTGTTTAAAGGAATTGTTCCGCTAGTTTGTGGTGTCAGTACTGCTGTGTATGTACCTTCTTCATAGTCAGCCAACAACTCGCTTGTGCCTGTGCCCGGTGTGGCAGAAAAGTCGATGCCAGCACCAGAGGGAAAAGCTAAATTACCCCCGCTGGTTAAGGTCATTCTTGCGCCGTAAGGCGTACCATCATAGGTGTACTCAAAACCTAATCCCGCAGCGCCAAAATCACTGTCAGGGTTAACGCGCAACACATATGTTGCCTGACGATTATTAGTTGTCTCTCGGCTAACCGCTGTCAGAATTAACGATGCTTCAGATTGACCAGCAGTGGATCGTGAAGCTGCCGCAATTGTCGCTACTGCACTAGCGTCTGCTGCTGGGGTTACCGTTAGACCAGACATGGACAAGGCGCGACCATCAGTCAAATTGGCAACACTGACTTGCTTAGTTGCCCCACTTTGAACAATTGGCAGCACCTCAGTACCCGCCAACGGAGTTGTTGCGCTAGTAAGTGCGGAAATTTTTAAATCAGCCATGATTTTCCTTAATTAAGCTGCGTCGCGTTAAACGTGATTGTTGTTGCATTGGTTGCAGAATGCTGAAACGTGATAGTTCCGTCCGTTGCAATTGAAGACCAAGTCAACCGAGTTGTAGCAATTGAGTTAATAGCTGCTCGTTTTGTTGTTCCATCGTTATAAATGGTTACAAATGCTTGCCCACCAATTGACTCAGCAGCCGAAGCATCAAAACCAACTGCGCTAACCATGTAAACATTAGTCCCAATTCGATTTGTTAACACGCCTGTATTTGTCGGGGTAGCTGTAGGAACACTTGCTACGCCATCGGTGTAATTTCTTTTTAAGCCAGCAGCGTTGTAACTGGCAACAGCCGCAGCAGTTGTTCCAGGTGTTACTTCAGTAACAACGTAATTGACCGCGCTTGTTCCATCAACTGTGTTGCTGGCACGGACTGATTGAGTAAACCCAACATCAAATGTCAGCGTAGAAGTATTTGTGACACGATACCCAAAATCCCAATAATCGGAATCTCGTGGTCGGCTTTTCCAAAACACTGTGGAATTATTTGTAACGTCAATTATGGATGTTGCGGCAGATGCACCAGCAGCCACGCCACCTTGCACAAACCCGCCATTGATTTCCACAAACGCATAGTTAAAGGAAAACACAATGTCTGTTGATTCGGCATACGGTTGAATGATCTGAATGCCGTGAGCATTGTTTCCTGCATTTACACCTTCAATTTTGCAACCAATTGCGCCATTTGTGGTCATAAGTGACCAATCGCAATTCAAAAACACAACTTCACAACCTTTGACGTATGAGCCAATAATAGTGTTGGCGTTAAATCGGCAGTTTTCAAACGTCAGTACGTTGTTAAACCATTCAACATTCCAAACCGAGCCTGTGCCGCCATAATAAATACCGTACTGACCACCTTCAAATTTACATTCACGAATGTAATGGTAAATAGATTGAAGTGCGTAAAGGCCATATTGGAAACCGTTAACCGTAACGTCAATCATGGTCACAAAATACTGGTCTATCAAATACAAACCTGTGCCTTGCACAACACCGGTTTGATTAAGCGTAAAACCATGTAATTGCGTGTTATACGCACCATCAAACGTAATGGCGTTGCTAGACGTTGATGTTTGCAAAACTGTGTTGGTAGAACCTTGACCAACTAAACTTTTGTTTTCAGGAATGTTAAACGGGTTAATGGTGTAAGTACCAGCCGACATTTGAACAATATCAGCAGCATTAAACGCATTGGTCAACGCAGTAGCATTTTGTGCGCCTGTGTTTGTTGTTGCAAACCCATAGTCAGCGGCGTTGCATGTTTGACGCAACTTGGTTTGCACATTGGTTGTCACAGCGCCAGTGCCAGCAGGTGTGTAAGACACCACAGACGCATCAGTTGCGTTACCGGTGGTTTGTGTGGCCGTGGTGAACTTGACGCTGGCACCCACATGCAGACCGGACACAAAGGTCACCGTGTCGCTGTCAGTCTCAAGGTATGCGTACTGAGCACCGGGGCCGTACTGGTTCACGCCGTCCACGTACACGCTCAGGCTGTTGGTGCCCGGCTGGTACTGAGTAGTGGTGAGGTTAAACACCGTTTGGCCTGCTGTGGCCGTTTGGATCTCTTGTTCGGTCGTGTAGTTGACAAAGTTGGAGTTGATGCCCACGATGTTGTCGTAGGTGGCAATCAGTACGTTGGTGCTGGTCTCCAACACAAACTTGTAGATTACCCCATCGGTCAGCCAAATCTCTCCACCGGGCACTCGTCCACCCGAATCCAACACAATCGGATTGGTGTGGGCAGTAACACCCAAAGAACTGATGTAGGTGGCTGCGGGTGTTGTGGTGCCTGCTGCATAGCTGTACAGCTTGCCACCAGACAACGGGTTGCCGTTGTTGTCAAAGAACTGGGCTGCAACGCCGCCCACGGGAGAGAGAAGAACGGTCATCGGTTACTCCAACAAGATCAAACCACCGTCCTCTTGGACAAGGTTGTCGCCTGATTCGGTGAGAAGGTTGCCCTGTGCCTGTTCGCTGCCGCGACCGCCGAACAGCGAAATAATGCCACCCAGTCCAATGCCGACAGCGTTGCGAACAGCCAGGAAGCTCATTTTGTGTTCATCGGTTTGCAGTACACCACGCCAGCAGACGAGATCTGGATGGCGCTCACTCTCCACAGACCGCTGGTGCTGATTGCCACTTTAAACGGGATCGGTGTGAATGCGGGGATCGGTGTGCTGGCGCTGGTCGCCACGGCACCTTCGCCCACCTCAACGTAGCAGGGCTGGTCGGACCAGACCATGACGCCTTCAGGACCAGCGGGCCAGCCAGCAGTGTTGGCTGCGGTGCCTGTGAAAGAGGCGGTTTGAGCCGGGAAATTGGCTTTGGTGAGGGGATTGAGAAGTTCCATGACGGTTCCTTTATGCCAAGAATTTTAACTTGTACAGGGTGGACAGGTAAAGCCCGACGATTTCATCAATGATGTTCTGGATCGGGGTGTCGGTTTTGCTCACCACCTCGTACCGCATATCCTCAATGTCCTTGAGGGACTGCTCCAAAAACTCAATGATGTTTGTGGTCTTCTTGGCGCTCATCAGGCTGATGGGACCAATTAGACCATGACGGCCTTGGTATGCCTCGGCAAACTTGTCAGCCAAGTCAATCACCTCGTCGTAGAACGTGTTCAGCGCCGAGTGCTTGGAGAAGCTGCGGGTGTTCAGGTGAACCGAGTGGGCCACGTCACGGGCCAAGAACAGTTCGCCTACAAAATCAGCGCATTTCATTCATCTCTCCTTGGGGTGGCATCATCTCTGGCTGCATCTCGGGCTGCATCTCGGGCATCTGACGCTGTTCATTCATCATGACCATATTGTCGTTGCTTTCCATTGCAGCAGCGACAACACCCATGGCGATGTCTTGGATCTGTTGCTCAGTCATGCCAGCCTGGACAGCGGAAATGCGCTTAGTCTCAGCATCGAATGCTTTGATCTGGTTGGCCTGTTCCTTGATTTCCAAGTCACGGACTTCCATGCTCTGATTGACGTTTTGCAACATCTGGAACATGTTTTCCATTTCAGCGGCCATCGCCTCCATCTGCTGGTTGGCAGCGGCCAAGGCTGGATCGTCATCATCGGCCAGCACTTTGGGGTCAATGGTTTTCTTAAACCGCTTGGCAAGGTCTTGGGCACCGGGCCAGTCCATGTTCTTGACAAACAGGTCGCCAGCCACTTGCCACAACTGTGGGTTGCCTTGCAGCAACTGGGCCATGCTCTCCAAAGCCTCTTGACGTTTGGTAGCGTAGCCGGGACCGGTAATCACGCGCACATCGTACTTGCCAACGCCGGGGTTGTAGATTTTCTCAATCAACACGCCTTCTTGGTCCACGATCCGCTTGACCGGCTCTTGCTGTCCGGGGTTCATCTTGACGGTCGATGGCTCACCATCTTCGCCAATGATGCGGGCGATGCGCTCGGTGTCGTAAATCTTGGGGATTAGGTCCACGAGTTGACGGCCAATGTGACGGATCGCACGGGCCAGGTTGTCAACGTAGTGGTAGGTGCCAATGTCGCCCTCACGCTGACGCGCAAGGATGGCTTTGCCAGAACGCTCGTTGCTGGTCATACCCAGCGATGCGTTGTACTGGCCGGTGGCCGACTTGATGTCCTCGGCAGCACCCGCCTTGGCTTGCAGCAAGCCGCTAGAAGCCATTGGAGGCTGTGCCCGCTGGGGTAGTGGCAACACAGCGCCTTGACCGTCTGTAACGTCTGGATTGACCTCCAGATAGGGCCAATTGTTTGTGTTGGCAGTCTTCCACTGCTGCTCGTAGCCTTCAAACTGCCCGCCGTACCCAATGAACGGGGCTTTGGGGGCCAGCGCCAGCATCTCAGCTTCTTGTGAAACCCAGTAGTTGTACATGCGCTGGGCATCCTTGGCGTTACGCACCAAGCCCGACACGTACATCTGGCCGTCCACCTCAAACTCGTTACCAACCACGCGCACCACGGGGATGTAGGAGCCAGCCCAGTCGCGTTCTTCAAGGATGTCGTAGCCGTTGATCTTGCACCACTTGACCTTTTTGCGGTCAGCTTCGCGGGTGCGGATCGGCTTGCCGAACATCTCACGCAGCATCTTGTCCTCGGGCGTACCGCTGAACGCAGTCTGGTTGCCAGGGTACAGGTTGAGCGTGTGCTTTTCGTACTCGATGTAGAAGTACTCGGCAATGCGGATGGTGTTCTCACCGATCCACTGGGCGATGGACTGATCGCCCACACCAAGGCTCATCAAGGTGCTGATAGGCGCTGCATCGGGGTACAGACGCTCGTACTCTGCTTTGGGAATGTCTTCCGTGATGAAGCACCAGCGGGCGTCTGCGCCTGCGGGGTCTTGGATCAAGGGGTCCATGTAGACGCTGAAGCTGTTGCGGATGCGCCCGATTTTGATGTCTTGATCAAACGACTTGTCGTCGCAGTACTCGGTCAACACCCGGATGTAGCCTTCGCCGTAGGACACTTGGTTTTCGCAGGCGGTGTCGTAGGCCACGTCAGCGTCCGAGATGTACTCGATGTGGCGAATCACGCCGTTGAACACGTCTGCCATGTCCACATCGGCCTTGTCGTCAGCCGGGATCACCTTGATGCCGGGACGGTTCATGCGCTGCTCGTTCGTCACTTGGTGAACGTGCTGCGGCAGCTTGTTGATGGTCAGGCAAGGACGGGCGTTGATCGTTTGACCCTGCAAAGATCCACGGGTCTGGAGCACATCAGCGGGCCACTGCCACTGGTTGTCTGGAGAGCCAGCGTAGAACCGCAAATCGTCAAGTTCGTCTTCACGAGTCTCGGAAAACGCAGTCATCGCTGTGTTCAAACGTGAACGGGCAACGGTCAGAATTTCCTCGGAACCGCCTTTTGACGGGTTTGGTCCGTTTTTTGCCACATTTGCTGCGGCTACGATTCCGGTGGTGTCTTTCATGCGTCAAATACTCCGAGGGTGTGTGATTCCCTCATGACCAGAAGGTTGTCACCCTCGTATTTTAGGTCTTGGCCGATGGAATCACCAAATAGCACTTTGTCGCCGACTTTCACGTCCTTGGCTTCAGGCCCAACGGAGATTACCACACCCGTGCCAGTTTGTTTCTGCCTCAACAGGATAAACAACTCGTGTTTTTCCATGTCTGGACGCACGATCAGGCAGTCTTGCAGGGCTTGGAGGCTCATTTTTTGGTCTTCATTGTTGGTTTTTTGGCAGCTTCACGCTTGACGGCGTACGCGATTGCCACACTTTGGGCTACGGGTTTACCCGCAGACACTTCGGCCTTGACATTCTTGCGAAATGCCTCTTTTGAGGGTGATTTGACGAGTGGCATTTACGAACCCATCCATGAAGTAAGGGCAGCACCGTTTTGAGCGTTGCGCCGGGTATTTGTTCGCTCATTGTACTCCCGATGTGCCACAGGGTACGCAAAGGTTACGGCAATGGCGTCAGCCGCATCGGGTGATGCAACTCCACGCGCTTTCATCTCTTTCTTGCCTTCCAAAAAGATGGTGCCAGCCGAGTTGGGCTTCTTCATCGGGCCGATCAGGTCGGACTTGAGCATCCTGTCCTGCGGGATGCTGGCGGTCTTGAGCCAGTCGCGCATCGCACCCCAAATCTCAGCCCGCTTGTTGCCCCACATGGTCGGGTTCTTGGCCTTCCAGCCGAAGTTGACCCCGCGCACTTTGTACTTCTGCTCGGTCAATCTGTCAAGGATGCCGTACCCCAGACCACCCTCGTCAATCACGGTCAGTGCTGGCCGGTACTCCTCGATGGCGTCGATGACGTGACCCACCACGCTCATGGTGTCCTCGCCCTTGAACCGCTTGATCGCCACGATGTCCCGCCCTTGGCGCACGGCGATCACGGTGCTGTCCATGCCGCCCCGGGCCGGGTCAACGCCGATGATGATGGGTGCAGTCATGTCTTTGTACAGGGGCCGCTTGATGGCATCGTCCACGATGTGCGGGGTGATGAACTGGTCTTGGCCCGACTTGGGGAAGTCGCCGTAGACCTCGACCCGCGCCTCGTCCGAGTCCTCACCGTACTCGTTGATGATCTGCTGGTAGATGGTCTTGTCGGTGCCCTCAACTGTGCGGGCGTCGATCTTCTCGCTCTCCCAGAACTCCCGCTTGCTACCGTCCACCGCCTCGTAGAAGTACCCGGTGTTGCGTCGACCGTTGCTGAACGCCAGCCAGTACCGGTCCAAGATGTTCTCTGTAAAGAAGCCCGCAGCCACGGACCAGATGCTGTCCGGGATACCGCTGGCCTCGTCGAAGATCACCATCATGCCGTCCATGTTGTGCACACCGGCGTAGGCGTCTGGGTTCTCCTCGCTCCACAGCTTGCCCTCGGCTCCCCAGTACCGGGTGCCTTTACGCAAGTCCCTTTCCACCAGATCGGTCAACCAGTTGGCCGGGTTCAGGCTCGTGGCCGTGGGTTCCCACCAGTGGGCGTTGAGCGCCATCGTGACCCACTTGGTCAACTCACCCCATGTGACTTTACGCAACTGGTTCTCGCTGTTGGCCGACACGATCACGCTTGACCCAATGCGAGTGGTCAGCATCCACAGGATCAACCACGACACCAGTGCCGACTTGCCCACGCCTCGCCCCGATGACACAGCCCTTCGCATCGCGTCGATCAACTCGTCGTTGCTCAGTTTCCCCCGGTTCTCCTTGATGAAGTCCCGTATCCTGCGCAGCGCCCTACGCTGCCATGTGCGCGGGGCTTTGAAGTGTTCGAGTGGGGTGTTCTTCTGCCCCCAAGGGAACAGGAACAAGACAAACGCTTCAGGGTCATCCTTCAGAGCAGGACTCCAAAGCTGACTCATCAGGGTCTGCTCATCTTCTGGGCTGTACCGGGGCTTCTGCATCAGTCGTTCTCCAGTCTTGGTGTCACGTCGATCACCTCACCCTCGATCACTCTGGCCTGAGCCTGCGCCAGCGCCTCGGTGATAGAGATGGTGCCACCGAGTTCAACTTGCTTGATCTCGCCGTAGCGTTTCTTGTTGTGTGCGCTCATGAGCCACTTGCGCGTGTCGATGCGCAGCTTGTCCCTGTTCACCGTATCGTTCGATGTGGGGTCCACCGCTTCAACGCCATCGGCAATTTCTAGGATTTCTCCCGCAAGAAACTCAGTGCGCATCTCCTGCGCTTCCTTGAACCGTTCGTGGCGGGTGGCATCCCGCTTGACCCAGCGCAGGAAGTCCTCATACGAGATGGCCCTGTGGTCATCCTCAATCAGCGATTGCAGGGACCGGCCACGGTAGATGTCTTCCACGACCCTCTCGAAGATCTGCTCATATTCGACATGCAGCAACGCCCTTGCCTCCTTCGAGGTTCTGAGGGGTTCTGGGTCAGGCACGGACAGCCAGTTGGGCAGTTGATTCTCACTGGCGACAGCCGTGCCTACAAACGAGGTGTTCTCTTGTTTCATAGTGCACTGATGCTATCACATGCGGATGATTTTGTGTAACACGGGATTTACGGAGATAGGGAACCCACTGGGTTTCTGATTTTTGAAAAAATTTATAGAGGATTCGTGATACCGCCCGGCCAACGGCCCACCTCGCTCCGGCCCTCACCCGCCCCCATCGAACCGCTGGCACGTTTTATGCTTTGCGCCGCGCCGCCGCGCCGCGGACCGATCGCCCAGCGCCGCCGCATCACCGCGCCGCCCAGGCTATCGCCGCCCAGCGGGTTAAAGGAACCCAGGGGATCTGGGTTACCCGCGGATCCTGGCGCTGATCGATCGCCCAGGATAATCGGATCCCCTGGGTTTACGGGTCCAGGATAATCGGATCCCCTGGGTTTACGGGTCCAGGGACTGGATCACCCAGCGGGTTAAAGGAACCCAGGGGATCCAGGGAAATCCTGGCGACTGGATCACCCAGCGGGTTAAAACGGGGGTTTTGGGGGCGATTGTGACAATATGCCCTTTCGCGCAGGCAAGGCGAAAGATATTAAATATTTCCACTGGGTCATTTAATCTGAGAATCTCAGAATCAACCCCCAGCGACAAAAGGGACAATTGTCGCCACTCCCAAAAAGCACCCCTGAAGCATCACCCAGCGGGTTAGGGTTTGTCCTGATGAATTTATTTTGTCGCACCTGTTGACATGATCACCCGCTGGGTTATAATTACATCACCGGAACAAATCCGGCACACTGTAACCCGTAACCCGTAACCCCGAAAGGACCTGATCATGAACAAATCCGAAACCCGCGAAGTCGCCAAAATCGCCCAGTACCGCGCCGCAGGCCTGGGCGCTGATTTTGTCGCCCGCGCTCTGTCTTCCCTGATCCGCGCCGCCCGTACAAATAAGAGCGCCGCCGCGCTGCGGGATATCGCCGCAGGCTGGGGCGTCACTGATCACCCCGAATTTATCTGCTGATGTAACCCAGGGGGCGCGAAGCCCCCGCCCTGTAACCCGTAACCCTGAAAGAACCTGATCATGAATAAGCATCAATTGACGTACATCGATCTTTACCCCGCCCCTGTCGATCGCGATCCGTCACCCCTGGCGATCTGGGCAGGCGCTGCCCTGGCGCTGATCGCCCTGTATCTGTTGACCGTTTTTCTGTTCACCCTGTGAAAGGATCTGATCATGACGCGATCACGTTATCTGTCGCACCTGATCGGCCTGCTGTCTGTCGATGAAATCCGGCGATCCGCCGCGAATCCTACCGCTTACATGAGCAAAACCCATATTGCATTGCACTATGTCGCTCTTCGCCGCCTGGGCGCTCTTTAAATCCTGTAACCCGTAACCCTGAAAGAACCTGATCATGAAAACTGAAAACCCCGTTATCCTGTCCGCCCTTGTCGATCGTTTAGCTGCGATCAAAGCCCAGCTTGCGGATCTGTCCGCGGAAGAGAAAACCCTGAAGGCTGAACTGATCGCCGCGGATCTGCCCGCGATCGAAGGCACCGCGCACCGTGTCGCCGTGTCATTTTGCCCAGGACGTGAAACGATCGATTGGCAAGCTGTCGCCGCTAAATTTAACCCGTCACGTCAACTGATCACCGCGCACACCGCTCAGGGCGCGCCGTTTCATACTGTCCGGGTATCTGCTAGGAAAGGGGTCTGATCATGGATGAAATCAACTTCGAAGGGCGCCGCCCGTCCCTGGCGCAGTGCATCAAAGCTGCGAAGCTGTCCGCCGCCCGTGGCCATACCGATATTCGACTGTGCTGGGGTGAGAACTCCTGCGAAGTCACCCGCCAGGGGTCCAGGTGGTTCGGTTATGGCTGGCTTCGCACAATCGACGCTGACAAGATCGCCGCCGCCCTTGAAGGGGTGAGATCATGATCGACGCTAAATTTATCCGGGATCACTTTACCCTGGTCACCATCACCGACAACCCCGCGCCTGCTGGGGTCCGCCTGGATCCTGAGGACCTGCGGGAAATCCTGGAAGCTGTTAAATCCGGCGCTGCCCGCCTGCGGGGCCCGCGCTGCGAATTCTCCGATAACCGCGCCGCTTGGGCGCTGACGTCCGCCGCCGCCCTGATCACTGAAGCCCTTGAAGGGACCAAATAATGCCCGCTTATCATTTTGTCACCGTGTCCGCCAATCGTAAGACCGGACCGATTCCCGTTACTTACAGTGAGCGGGACACCTGCCCGCCGTCCTGCCCGCATTATCGGGCGGACTGTTACGCGGAGGACTATTACACCCGGATGACCTGGGACAAGGTCCCCGCCCGCGGGGGATCCCTGGCGGATCTGTGCGCATCGATCACCGCCCTGCCCGCTGGGTCCCTGTGGCGTCACAATGTAGCGGGCGATCTGCCCGGATCTGGGGAAAATCTGGACCCCGCCGCCCTGGGCGATATCGTCCGCGCCAATACTGGACGCCGCGGGTTTACATACACCCACAAAAAAACCGCTGACGCCCTGTACTGGGCAGGGCAGGCGACAAGCTGGGGTTTCACCGTGAACCTGTCCGCGGATGACGCGGGCGAAGCTGACGCCCTGGCGGACGTGTCTGACTGTCCGATAACGTGCATTGTCCCGATCGATACCCCGCCCAAAACCTATACACCGGACGGGCGGACAATTATCGTATGCCCTGCCCAGGTCCGGGACGATATCACCTGTCAATCCTGCGGACTGTGTGCGATCGCTGATCGCGCCGTGATCATCGGGTTTCGCGCACACGGAACCCGCGCCGCGGTGACTGACGCGAAAGCCCGCCGCGTGATCCCGATTGTGAAGGGGTGACACTATGGCCAAAAAATTGATCTTTAACATGATCCGCCTGGGCGGTGAAACCCAGGCGGTCCAGTATTACCCGATCATTTTTCTGCGGGGGACGCGGGTCTGGCGCTTGGCCCTGCACCGTGAACCCGTCCTGGCGGGGAAGGGTGACTGGATCGTTTCGGACCCTGTGGGCGGTTACCGGGTTTGCCGGGTCACCGCGTCCTACAAGGGCGTCCCTGTATCGTCCAGGGACCTGCCCGTGAATCATGCCCGCGCCGCTGCCCTTGTCGATCTGGATCTGACTGTTGACCGTATCGGCCTAGATCGTTTCGCCGCCGTCCTGGACGCCGCCCAAAACCCGAAACCTGAAACCCTGAAAGGATGAAATCATGCCCCTGGATCTCATGAGATTACCCGCCGCTGAAGCTGAAGCCCTGGCGTATGCGGAAGGGTTCGCCGGAACCGCTGCCCTGTTCGCCAGGATCGCGGACCTACAAAAGGCCTTGGGCGAAGCCGTGAACGAGATCGAACAATTGAAAACGGATCTTCACGCCGCCCGATATGAGCGGGCTTTTTTGGGGGACGAATGCTGACCCTGTCCGTGATCATTTCCCTGATTTTCGCCGCCGTCCGCGCCCTGCTGCTGCTGATCGCGTCACTTATCAAGCCGTAACCCGAACCCGTCCCCCAGGCGATCCCTGGGGGTTTTTTTGACCCTGAAAGGATCCGATCATGAACGATACACCCGCCCCCGCCGCCCTGCCCAGCTTCGCCCAGGATCTGGGGGCGCTGATCACCCGCCGCGGACTGGATGAACCCCGCGCCGCCGGTCTGCTGGGGGTTCCTGTCTTCACCCTGCGGAAGTGGATCGCCGGGACCCGCGCACCGTCCGCCGCCGCCGTCCGCCTGCTGGACGTCCTGGGGACCCTGGACGCGATCGCCCCCGCGCTGCTGGACGCGCTGACGCCCGCCGCCGTGCCCGCCGCCCCCAAGCGGCCCCGGGGGCGACCGAGTGTCAAAATAGACTAAGGCTCCCAACTAACCATCGGGCCTTTGGTTTTAAGGCATCGAACTAACCGTCAAGCCCTTGGTTTTAAGGCTCCCAACCAGCCGTCAAGACCACTTTTTAAGGAATCGAACTAAACGATGAAACAAAAAAGCCCGGTCAATCCGGGCTTTTCTCATTCGTCCATGTCCGGGGTGTACCCCTTGACCAGCTTTCGATCGTACCCCTTAGCCGTAGCGTGGCGGTAAATGTAATCAGCATGGCGCTGCTTGGCCTTGATGACCGTCTGCCGATAGTCCTTGAACATCTCAGGCAGCGTGGGGTTGATGGCCCATGTGACCTTCTTCTTGTGCAGTTCACTTTCGATCTGCACCGCCCATCCAGCCTGCTCGATGACCAGCATGGCGTCCATGATCGCCTGATCCTTCTGCCAATCGGTCTTACCCTCCAGTGGCCTGCGGGCCGACCGTTTGAGGCTACGCAGGTCAATGGTGTGCACCTCGCCGCTGATCTGCACAATGTAGTCGATCATCCACTGATCGAACGTGTCAGTGATGACCCCACCCACTTCGCCCAGGGCGTAGCGGTAGGCCGGGATGATGTACCCCCGCACCAGACTGACGACCCTGTGGACAACATCGACTGACACCACGGGGTTGAAGGGCGACTCGATGACGTGGAACATGAGAATCAACCGGCCAGCTAAACCTTCCAACTTACCGAAAGCCGTCATGTACTCGGTCCCGCTGTCCAGCACCCTCTCGTCTTGCTTGGCCGACTCGTACCACTGCTGGAACTCCCTGAAGGCTGTGTACGCTTCTGTGGATAACTGGTACGTCTGCACGGGCAGCGCGTAGGTTAGGCGCAGGGTGTTCTCCCATGCCCCGGCGCTGGTCAGGTACTCGGGGATGGGCTGGCCCAGCTTGGTCTTGTTCCCGCGCAAGATAGCGGGGATGAACCGTTGCAGCAGGCCGTCAGCCGACAGCGCGGCCAGATTGGCCTTGAACACCTGGGGCTGGATGTTGCCGTAGATCGACACAGCGAGGTTTTCCGCATAGATCGACCCAGCGCCCACCCGGTCCATCTCGTAGTGCTCTGACTCGTAACTGACAACCCACGCTGACCGATCCTCGCCGCTGCTCTTGTCTGTCAGCTTGCGCACCCAACTGTTCATCTCATCGAGGTAGCACAGCAGGCCACGGGGCCGGTCTGCCGCTTGACGCACCAGCTTCTGACTCGTGATGTCGGACACCGTGATCTTGAGGGGCACCGGCTGCGTTGACAGGTCGGGCACAAGCGGTGCCTGATCCCCGCCCAGCATGGCCTCAGTAGACGATGACCATTCAAGGAATGCCTTCTTGGCGCTGGCGTGTTGGGCCTCTCTGCCCTCCCAGTCCAGCAGTTCCTTGCCGTAGCGGGGCCGATCCTCGGCCTCAATGTTTTTTAATGGCGACAGCATGGGCCGCGAGCCGGGTGACTTCTTGTCCGCTGGGTCGCCCAAAGTCATGAGCCACAGCACCGGGGGCACACGAAACCCCGGCATGAGTTCCAGCCGAATGCGGGCATCAATCACCCCGCAGACAGCGGCCAACCCAGCGAACAAAGGGACCAAAGGGTCACAGCCCACGCTTTCCGAAATCTCAGTGGATCGGGTCTTGAGAATGTTGGGCCACAGCGACAGGTCCATCTCGGGTGGCTTGGGCCGCAGGCCGTCCATCACGCTCAATGGCTCCATCACGGGGATGTCGATCTTGCTGAACAACTCGGACGCATCGGGCATGGGCCGGGTCCAGCCGTGGGACTTGGCGATGTGAAAGAGTGTCCCCAACTTGACAGCGGTGGCCTTGTCAGGTTTGAAGCTGATCCACTGCGTCAAAATCTCACGCTCTCCGGGGTACTTTGTCTGTGCGGTAGCACTCCATTCGTTCCACAGCGCCAGCGCCTGCTCAAGCTGATCGGTCTGGGTGCCTGCCCAGTGCAGCGCCATGCCGATGCCCACCCACTCGTCACGGGTGCAGTCAGCGGGCACCGCATCGAGGGCTTGCCTGATCTCCTCCCATGAGGCATCAACCGAGCCGTCTGTGGCAATTGTGCGCTCTTTGTCCTGCGACAGCATCCCACTCCACAAGTCCAGCAGGGCTTGGGGGATGACCGGCATCCGGGTCCAGTGGCCGTGGCCCGCCCAGTGGTAAGGCTGGCGTGTCTCGGGGTGGATTGACGGGGGCAGCACGTCCTGCACCGTGAGGCCGCTGACCGTGGCGCAGCGCAACTCGTAGGCTGTGATGCCGCTGTGCATGATCTTCTTTGATGGCAGTGCAGCGCCGAAGGGCATCGCATACAGCAGCTTGCCGTGCCCGGGCTTGCCCGAGTTGATAACCACGGCGTCAGGCGCATCGTAGAGGGCTTGCAGGTCAATGCCGTGCTCGGCCAGCAGGCTGGTGGTCACGGTCCAGTTGTCGATGTCAAGGGCCATCGTGCCGCTGTACGCATGGGCCAAGCCAATGC